TGGGATAAAAAAGAAGATGAGGTAAAGAAACTTTCTTTAAATCTTGATGTAGAGGAACTCTACAAATATCAAATAGAAGGTGTTCATTTTTTAGAACAAAAGAATGGAAGAGCTTTGATAGCAGATGAAATGGGTTTGGGTAAAACAGTCCAAGCCTTATCTTGGTTAAAACTACATCCAGAATTCTCAAAAGTTTTAGTAATTTGTCCAGCCAGCTTGAAAATTAACTGGCAAAGGGAAGCAGAAAAATGGGCTCTGATAGAGATGGAAATTTTAAATGGTACTACTCCACACAAAATTAAGAGTAATGATGTTATCATCAATTATGATATCCTTTCTTATTGGGAGAAACATTTAAAGTTAAAACAATTTGATGTGATAATATTTGATGAAGCCCATTACATCAAAAATAATAAAGCAAAACGAACAAAAGCCTTTAAACGACTGGTCAAATCAGTTCCAAGATTGATTGCTTTAACAGGTACACCAATTGAAAACAAACCAATTGAGATTTATAATATTGTGAAGGTAATAGATCCTTCTATATTCCCTGATGCAACAGACTTTGCTGTTGAATTTTGTGGGGCAAAGAAAACAAGGTTTGGATGGGATAAAAATGGTGCTACAAATACATTGAGATTGAATAAAATTCTATCAAGTTCAATAATGATTAGAAGAAAGAAGGTAGATGTACTAAAAGATTTACCTGAAAAACAAATCATTAAAGTACCATTTGAGATTAACAATAGAATAGAATACGACCAGGCAGAAACAGAATTTGTAGAATTCTTAAAAAAGAAATTCAATACAGAAAATCTTACAGAAGAAATTCTGGAAGAATTAAAACAATTTGCCAAACGTAATGATATTGAAGTTAGTGAAGAACTAACCACAGATGAGATACGTTTGATAAAAGAACATAAATTTGAAAGAATTGCTTCTGCACCAGTCCTTGCACAAATTGAATTACTTAAACAATTAGCAGTGAAAGGTAAAATAGACCAAGTAATTGAGTGGATTGAGAACTTCTTAGAAAGTGGTGAGAAACTGGTTGTATTTGCCGTTCATAAAAAAGTCGTTTCCCAGTTAATGGAAAAATTTAAACATATCGCGGTTAAGGTAGACGGTAGCGTTTCCCAGAAACAAAGACAAGAAGCTGTTGATAAATTTCAAAAGGATTCTAAAACAAGATTGTTTATTGGAAATATTAAGGCAGCAGGAGTAGGAATTACTTTGACAGCGGCGTCTAATGCAGTAATAATTGAATTCCCTTGGTCTCCAGGAGAATTGAATCAAGCTGCGGATAGGATACATCGTATCACCCAAACCAAACAGGTTACAATATGGAATTTGGTTGGGGAGAATACCATTGAAGAAAAGATAATTACTTTGCTTAAGAAGAAAGAAAAAGTAATTACCAAAATATTAGATGGAAAACAATATGAAGACCAATCAATATTAATGGATTTGTTTAAAAGTTATTTAACAATTAAAACATAAAAGAAATGACAACTGAAGAAATTAAAAAGCTATTGAAGGAGTTAATAGAAATTGATCTACAACACACTTCTTCTGATTATGAAAAAGAAAAGCCTGCAAGGGTAAAAGAAATTGAACACGAACTCTATATAGTCGGTGTTCTTGATGTTAATGGTGCTTTTATTTACAGTAATCCTTATGTGGATGAATTAGCTGCTTATTATTGGAAACTATTTGATATGGGAGCATATGGAGAAGATGATTCCGGTAACGAAAATGAATTGTGAACAATTAAATTATTTTGAACACAAAGAATTAAAAAACCCTGATGGAACACCATTACTTGCAAGAAGAAATGGTAAAACTAAGATCTGGAAAAAACAATCTGAAAGATTTCAAATATCTTGCAGATATGGTAATAATCAAAAAATTGTAATTAGTAACGAAAATTGTCATTTATGGAATGGAGAAGAATAAATTAAAACGAATAAGGACAAGAAGAACTGAGTATTATGTTAGAGTCTTAGGAAAAATAAATGAAAAATTTGAAATTTGTAAATAGAATTAAAGGACGAATTTACAATAAGATTGTAGAGTTAGATGTCTTAAACGGAGTGCCTATTAGGTACAGAGTACTTAATGAAGGAAATCATTTATGGTGCCATAGTAATGATTTGTATGAAAGTGATTTTGATGAAATTTTAGATGTAAATATTGTACCACTTAATCAAAAATGAAATGAGTAAATTAAGAACATTAGCAGAAATCGAAGGTTACGAAAGTGTTTCAGAAATGCTTGAAGCCTCTACTTGGGACAGCGTGGTTCCAGCAATCTGTACAAACAAAGATTGTAATGCTACCTACAGCTACGAACCTGATTGTGATCGTGGATGGTGTGATGAATGTAAAACAAATTCAGTAAAGAGTTGTCTTGTACTCGCAGGAATTATTTAACCTTAATATTTAAAAAAATGAAAAAGAATGAAGTATCTTTAGAAACATTGAAGGCATCTTTTAATGCAATTTCTTCTGAAAATCGTTCCGTTGGTATATGGAACATAAAAAGAGAAATTATGAAAAGAACGTACCCACAAACTCTAATTTCCGAATTAGATGCGAGTGGGTTTATTAAAGAATGGTTATGGACATAATACGTTTGTATAGAGATTTCAACGTTGAACATAGAACGGAAGGACATAAACATTGTCGTCCGGGATGGGTCAACGTTGAGTGTCCTTTCTGTGAGGGAAATCCAGGGTATCATCTTGGATGGAATATAAACGAGGAATACTATTTCTGTTGGCGTTGTGGATGGCACGCCCCGGTTAAAACCATTGCTGAATTAACGGGCCTTAAAGAAAATGAGGTAACTGAAATTTTACCACAATATGGAATTAACCGGACCATACTGCATCAGAAAATAAAAACCAAAAGGGAGTTTGAAATCCCATCCGGTTTAAGTTATTTGAAAACACAACAGAAAAAGTATCTACGTGAAAGAATGTTTGACCCTAATTTGATAGAAGAAAAATATCAAATACGTGCTACCAGTCCTACCTCAAAATTAGGGATGTATTATTATCGTTTCCGTATTTTTATTCCTTACTTTTGGAATGGGGAAATGGTAAGTTTTGATACAAGGGATGTGACCGGAAAACAATCAAACAAATATTATGCTTGTCCTGATGAATATGAATTAATGGGAAGAAAACAAATCTTGTATGGAATACAAGAAAATTGGAATCCTGAGATTGGTATTTGTGTTGAAGGACCGACAGATGTTTGGAGACTGGGAGATTCAAGTTTTGCTACGAGTGGTATTCAATACACCCATAATCAAGTAAAACTAATGTCTTCAATCTTTAAACGAATTGCAGTTGTGTATGATGATGAAATACAAGCTCAATCACAAGCAAAAAAACTTGTAGCTGAATTACGTTTTCGTGGAGTTGATGCCTGGAACGTTTCCATTAAAGGTGATCCAGGTAGTTTAACTGACAAACAAGCAAAAGAATTAATAACGTATATTAAAAATCATTGAAATGGAAATAACAAGTTGGAAACTTTATGAATTAATTCGTAATGGAGCTTTTTCATATTATAGAATAACAGATAATAATGGTAAGGTTTCGTGGAGAAAATTTGGTGATATAAATACTCGTATTAATGATGTCAAAAGTAAATTACTGGAAAAGAAATATCAATTAATTACAAAATCGTTAAAAAATGAGAACAAATGAAGAAATTTTAAAAGTATTTGATGAAGGTTTTCCTAAATTCAAATGGTTCCTTGATAAGTATTTTGATGAAGGATTTATGGAAACACTTATTTGGGCAAGACAAACCAGAAATACTACTGCTTTACTTGGTATTTTAAATCAAGCTTGGTTTGAATTACCTGATGCTGAATTTAATCTCAAGGAAAACCCTCCAGGATGGCGTGAATTCTTAAATGTAATTGAAGAATGAAAAGGAGAAAACAGTACAATATCTTCGTTCAACCATACTTTTATATTTGCGCTGTAATGATATTACTCTATTGGATGATATTGATTGTGATGATTAATTTCTATTGTATAACGGATACTACATTCTAAAAAATGAGAACAAGTACTAAAATATCAAAAGACATTGAATTTCGTTTATCGGTGTATGAAAAAGCATTGAAAGACTATGAAACAAATTACCATCCAAACACATTCAGAGGATTTTGTTTATATTTTTCAGAGGAATTCAAAATAGATGTTTACAGAGAAAAAACATTTAAAGAAATTCTTCCTGAATTGTTTGAACAAAAACAGGATGGTATGTTTGGATGGTGGTTTGCTCCCGGTGATGTTGTCAACAGAATTGAATGCCTAAAAAAGGCGATTGAATTAATAAAATTAAAAATTAAAAGAAATGAGTAAATACGGAAAATATTTGATGTTGGCTGCAATGGCTACAATGATGGGCCCTGGTATTGGTGGTGATAGACCAACATTAGTAAAAGAGCCAAAGCCACTAAAAAACAATGACCTGAAATGTTTTCGTGAAGGATGTGAGAAGCGAAGACACGGGAATAAACTTTATTGTTCTTCGGAATGTTGTAAACTTAATAAACAAAAGAAATGACTGAGAAGAAAAAACCTGTACTGAAAATTATTGGTACTAACGGAAATGCTTTTGCTATTTTGGGTAAAGCTCAAAGAGTTGCAAAGCAAAATGGAATGGACTGGGATAAAATCCACACTGAAGCTACCTCTGGTAACTACGACAATTTATTAGGTGTAATGATGAAATATTTTGATGTTAAATAAAAAATTGAAAAATGACAAAAAAAGATTATGTTTTTCTTGCAGAACTATTTGCTATGCTTGAAATGGGGTATATGTCTGCCGAAGATTTAAGGTTTTATCTTATTCAATATCTTGGAGAAGATAATTCAAAATTTGACGGTGATGTATTTGCAAAATATATTCAAGATTTAAAAAATGAAGTTAAACCGTTTAAATATTTTTAAAAATGGAAACAGGGATTAGGTTAAGGGGTCTGTTAGATGGATTACTTAACAACTCAAAAATTGATTATACTGATTATAGAATACGTAATCAGGTAATTGATAGGATTGAAGAAAGTTTGAACTCTGCCGATTGGATTGAATTATCCGATGGTACTACTTACAAAAAGGTTTTTACACCTACTTATTTCAAGGAACAAGAAAAGAAATTAGAAGAATTACGTAAACAGCCTTTGTTTCGTGAATTGAATTCTGAAGAAGAACTTCAGTTTCGTGCTTGGGCAAGAAAACCTGAGTCTTTTAAAATTCCCGTAAAACACGGTCTTCGTAATTTCGGGTACATTAATAACAAAACCTGTGAAATGTGGGAGGGTGAGGAATGATAAGGGAAGAACCAGGAAAAGTAATGCCTCATCAAAGACATTATCAAGTTGGAAACATTGTTCGTATTCGTAAAGAGCCCCCTAAAGCAAGATCCTCTGGTTTCTTGCTTGGGTCGTTGCACGTCATTAAACGACCCCCTGAGGGTTGTATAAATAGTGCCTTAGCAATTTGGTTACAAGATAAGCAGCGACAATTAAGATCTCTGCAATTTATGTATTGGGAGTGGACCGGCAAAGTTGAGAAGCCTATAAGAACCCGTACAAAGTAAAATTTTGAATCTAAAATAGTTGTAAAATACCTTTAAAAGAATTTTTTATTCTTAAATTAATTTTGTAACTTTGTGTTCTTATTTCCTTATAAATTAAGGAATTACAAAAATCAACATTTTTTATGAAAGCCGACATAAAGATGTACTTTTTAAGTTTATTGATTTTTTGTTTGTCATAAAGCAACAAGCAGGTGAGTAAGGAAGCGGCTTCTTTCTGAAAACCTGCTTGTTTTTATTAAACCAGAAATGAACAGCAAATTATTTGCCTTAGAAATCCTTTCTTCAGAATCTTATTTGGTAGTAAATAAGAAATCAATTAAACAATTCGGACCTGATACTGCAATATTTTTATCAAATTTAATTGATAAATATAAGTATTTTCAAGACAAGCAAATTTTAATAGAAGATGGTTTCTACATTACTCATAAAAAATTAATTGAAGAATACGGATTCACAGATAGAGGAATTCGTAATTGTAAGACATCATTAAAAACCAAAGGCCTTATAGAAACCAAACTTATTGGTATTCCTCCAAAAGAATATTATTACATTAATTGGGAAGAATTAATTAAAAGTATGGATATAGAATTAACCCAAGAAACCATAAAAAATGGTGTAAGGGATATCCCTTACGGTTCCGTAAGGGATTGGCCTAACGGAACCGTAAGGGTTAATAATAATAACAAAGTAATAAACAATAACAAATTAAAATTAACTTCGTTTGAAGAAGAAGATTTACCAAAATTAACAAGATTTATAACTCCCAATCAATTTAACAATTTCTGGGAACTTTATCCAAGAAAAGCAGAAAAAGGTAAAGCCTTGACAAGTTGGAATAAACTATGTACCAAGAAAACTGGAGTCAAGCCAACCTGGAGACAAATCAGAAGTGCTATAATAGCCCAAAAACAAAGTGACCGCTGGCAAAACAAAGATTTCATTCCTTTACCTACGACGTGGTTAAATCAAAGTAGATGGCTTGATGACCCAAATGAAATGAAAAACTTTGATTACGGAAATAATGGAAATGGTAAGACCTATTCTAATAATAAGTTTGAGCCGATGTTTGATGAAATAGGAAAAACCTCAAGAAATGATTGAACGTAAAATAATCATAGGATTAATTACCCAAACAGAATATCTACGTCAGTTAGAGGAAATATGGAACCAAGATTATATTGAGAGTTCTACAGCCCAAAAAATATCATCCTGGTGTTGGGAATATTTCCGTAAGTACAGGCAAGCCCCGCTTGAAAATATTGAAATGATTTACATTAGAAAATTACGGGGTAAAAAACTGGATAAAGATGAAGCAGAAGAAATAGAAGGAGAGATTTTACCTAACTTGTCTGAAGAGTATGAAAAGAAAGGAATAAACATTACCTACCTGTTAGAGGAAACCAAAGATTACTTTAATGAAAGACAAGTAACATTACATAATGAAAGAGTTAGTTTTTTACTGGCTAAAAATAAGGTAGAAGAAGCCCAAAAAGAAATAGAGAATTTTAAACCAATATCTTTTAAACAGGAAGAAGAAAACGAATTAGATTTAAGTACGGAAAGATTACTCACAAAAATAGAGTCTGCTTTTGATACAACTTACCAAAATGTAATTCGTTTTCCTGGTGCTTTAGGGGAATTCTGGAATGAGCAACTTGTTCGTGGAGGATTTGTTTCTTTACTTGCTCCAGAAAAAAGAGGAAAGACTTATATTCTTCTTGAATTTATGATGAGAGCTTATAAACAGAAACGTAAGGTTGCATTCTTCCAGGCAGGGGATATGACAGAAAATCAACAATTAATAAGAACCTGCGTTTATCTTGCTGAACGAAGTAATCTTGAAAAATATTGTGGTATTCAATATGTACCAACCCAAGACTGTATAAAAAATCAAACAGATAACTGTAATAGGGCAATCAGAGAATGTAACTTTGGTGTCTTTAAAATGAAAGAAGAAGACATTAGAAAAAATATTACAAAGAAAGAACTTATTGAAGCTTATAAAGAAAATCCTACATACAAACCTTGTTACAACTGTCCTGAATGGATGAGAAATCGTTGGGGTACAGTTTGGTTAAAAGAAGTAAATTTAAAACACGCTTTGACTGTTCGTGAGGCTAAAAAGTATGCTAAAAAATTCTTTATTGACACCCATCAGTCTATAAAACTTTCCACTCACGTAAATGGAACCTTGACTCTTTCAAAAATTAAATCTACATTAAAGAAATGGAAAGATAAAGAAGCTTTTATTCCTGATGTAATACTTATTGACTATGCTGATTTGTTGGAAGCGGAAACACGCATGGAAGAACGTCCAAAACAAAATTACATTTGGAAAGGTTTACGGGCATTATCTCAAGAATATGATTGTTTAGTAATTGCACCAACACAAGCAGATGCAGCAAGTTATAAGGCTTATCGTTTGGAATTAGATAATTTCTCCGAAGATAAACGAAAGTATGCTCATGTCACAGCTATGTACGGTCTTAACCAGGACCCATCTGGACGTGAAAAAGAATTAGGTATAATGAGAATAAATAAAATAGTGATACGTGAAGGTGATTTTCATTCTTCCCACGAAGTTCACGTTTTACAAAGATTACAAATGGGAAGACCTCATCTCGGAAGTTTTTATTAATCATTAAAATAGAATGTTATGTACACAATTAAAAAAGAATTTACATTTTGTGCCAGCCATAACTTAGAGTGCTTGGCACCGGAACATCCGTGTTCAAGGGTTCATGGTCACAATTATCAGGTAATTGTAGAACTTAAAAGCGAAACTCTGAATGAAGCAGGGTTTGTCACTGATTACAGACAACTTGATGACATTAAGGATTGGATTGATGATGTATTGGATCATAGACATCTAAACGAAGTTTTTCCAAGTATGAATCCGACTGCTGAAAACATTGCATACTACCTTTTCAATGTCTTTAAAGAAGCTTACCCACAGCTTTCTTCTATTACTGTTCAAGAAACACCTAAAACTTCTGTACGGTATGAACCTTGATGTATTAAAAAGAACTTTAAGAGTAAAGGAAATATTCTTTTCTTTACAAGGAGAAGGGGCTCGTGTAGGTACACCAAACATTTTTATTAGGTTAGCAGGTTGTAATAAGAATTGTTCATTTTGTGACACGGATTGGAAAGATGGTATAGAATATACCTTAGATAATTTGATATCCGTTATTAGCAGATACCCTTGTAGTTCTATCATATGGACAGGAGGGGAACCTACTCTACAACTTGATGAAGAAATTGTGGAATTATTTAAAGAAGAAGGTTTTTATCAAGCAATTGAAACAAATGGTAGTAATCCAGTTCCTATTGGTATTGATTATGTTTCCTGCAGTCCAAAAGAAGGTGTAACAATTCGTGATTTGTGGGAGAATTTTAATGGTAGGCAACTTGATGAATTTCGTTATCTTATTACAACAGACTCTATTAAAGAAATAGATAAGCAATTACCTGATATTGAAAATCTTCCAGAAGCTACTTATTATTACATTTCTCCAATGTTTGATGGATTTGCGTATGTTCCTGATGTTGTAAATGCTTGTGTGGATTACTTAAAAAGTAAATATAATTGGTTCAATAAATATAGCAGTAAAACGTGGAGACTTTCAGTGCAAATACATAAAATTATAGGAATCGCATAATTCCTATTAAATTAAAAAATAAATTTAAAAAACCTTAAAAAACCTTTGGTAGGCTCAGATATTCTACGTATATTTGTGCTTACTTTTATTAATCAAATTTTTAATTTTAAATCTTTAATGTTATGGCAAAAAAATTGACAAAGAAAGACCTTGTAGCAGCTTATAAAGAGTTGGATAAGGTAGCAGGAATCGACCCTGCAATTGAGTACGATGAATTGTCGCTGGAAGAGTTTGAAAAAGAACTCTACATTACCATTGATCAAGTGGTTGAGGAAGGTGACAAATTCAGCAAGGCTACCCAAGCCGTGTTTGATGCTCTTGCTGAAAAGTACGGTACTGAGGAAGAGGAAGAGGAAGAAGACGAGGAAGAGGAAGAAGACGAGGAAGAGGAAGAAGACGAGGAAGAGGAAGAGGAAGAGGAAGAAGACGAGGAAGAGGAAGAGGAAGAGGAAGAACCTGCTCCTGTAAAGAAAGGAAAGAAACCGGAACCTAAACCTGCTCCTGTAAAGAAAGGAAAGAAACCGGAACCTGAGGAAGAAGATGATGACGAGGATGAGGATGAGGATGAGGATGAAAAGAAACCTGCTCCTAAGAAAAAAGGACCTCCTCGGAAAGTTGGAAAAAGCAATCAAGAAATTGCAGACGAATTACTCGCGGAAAAAGCGGATGAGAAAACTATTCTTGCAGCCTTTAAAAAGGTGTATGCTGAACGTGCTATTACGGACATGGACTTTGTGAAGAAAAGAGCCGGTATTTACATGGACATTGCGAAGAAAAGAGCCGGTGTAAAAGTCACCAAACCTGTTAAAGCAGAAAAGGAAACAAAAGAAACAAAGAAAATTGTTCCCTTGAAAGAAGAAGTGAAACAGGATGTTCCGAAAAAGAAGAAAAAGTAATTGAGTTATTCTGGATACAAGAGCCGGTGGATTGATTATCTTATCGGCTCTTGTAAATTTTTTTGATATGGAAGAAGTGTTTAAAGAAATATTTAATTTAATCGGAGATAACCCAGAAAGGGAAGGTTTAATAGATACTCCGAGAAGAGTTGTTAAAAGCTGGACTGAACTTTACAAAGGTTATAACCAAAAAGCTGAAGATATCTTAACAGTATTTTCAAGTGATGGTTATGACCAAATTGTATTGTTAAAAAATATTGAGATGTACTCAATGTGTGAACATCATATGTTACCCTTCATAGGTAAGGCCCACGTCGCATACATACCTAATGAAAAAATTGTAGGTATTTCTAAACTTGCAAGATTAGTAGATATTTATGCTCGTCGTTTACAAATACAGGAACGTATTGGACAGCAGGTAACTGATGATTTAATGAGGTTACTCGAGCCAAAAGGGGCGGCGTGTATTATTGAAGCTCAACATCTTTGTATGTTAATGCGCGGAGTGAACAAACAAAATTCCATTATGGTGACTTCAAGTTTACGTGGTGTATTCTTACAAAACAGTACAAGCAGACAAGAATTAATGAATTTAATTCATACCAAATGAGAAAGACTTTTGTAGTAGTAAAAACGACTTTTTCTGCTTTACACGCCTGGCCAGAATGCCCATATGAGGATGTGGCTTTTTTAAGAACTCCTCATCGACACGTGTTCTATGTAACGATGAAGATACAAACAACGGAAGATCGTGAACTTGAATTTATTCGTTTAAAAAATGAATTAAATAACTACATCAGGGATAATTGGGAGAACAATAATTTAGGTAAAATGTCTTGTGAAAAGATTGCAGAAAATCTTATGAATAATTTTAATGCTAATTTTATAAGTGTGTTCGAAGATGATGAAAACGGAGCAGAGATTTGGAATGATTAATATTATTGATCCTTCCAGCACAGAATTTAATAGGGGTTCTTTTTGCTATTCTCCTTACCTACTTTATAATGGTTTGTCAGAGTTAAGAGTAGCCGATAAGATAAATCTCTTAGAAACCTTTGTACCTGAAAATTTAGATCTTATACCTAAAGCAGATATAAATATTGTTACACTTTGGTCATATCCTCAGATTGAGACAGCTTTACTGCTTAATCACTTTATTCCTTTTGAAACTGGATTAAAGAATGTTTATTATGCAGGGTATTCACCATTAATATCTCATTTAGGTTTACCTCATATAAAAGATGTTTTAGGTTATGATCCTATAGCTGATTATGCTTTTTTGAAAATAGCTATGAAAACCTATCCTAAATATTACAGTCATTTTCAAAGGTTACTTTTAAGTGA